CAGTTACCGCAGTCAGACTCAGCAGCAATCACCGCAAGACGAACATCGAGATCGCCGGACCCGGACGGCTCAGGCATCGGGCCGATCATCAGAAATCACCCCGTGCCTCAGGCATCGGAGGATATTCAGACGGATCAGACCCGAGACAGCAGACCGGACAGGCAGACACATCATTACCAACGTGCTCAACTATCCGAACGCCGCAGCTCGAGCAGTGATACGCGACCGTCATTCAGACCACTCCCGAACAGACGACGATTCAGTTTCAGAAACGTAGCAGTAGAGACACAGACCGAAATGCTCAGGACCAGTGCCTATCGGATTTATACACGGCCAACTACAGCCATCACACTGATACCAACGCTGTTCATCAGCATCAGGATCAAGTGTCTCACGAACTTCAGAAACGCGGTCATTGCCTTTATGCTTGAACGCCGCAAACTCATACCCGTTGGCGCGGGTCGAACTCTGGTAACTCATAGGGGCTTCCCGCGTCAGCGCCCGGTATTACCTCACCGGATTTTGCAATGGCAACTGACGCTTACAAAGTTGTTACCACATGCAACCATAAACGTACCGGACAATCGCATTACAGCGAACCTCGCGCTCGCGCAAGAAACGCCGTATTCTCGCTCGCAAGCTCGCTCCGAGACGGGTATTCCGCTCGCGCATCGGACAGTAGTGAAACCGCATCAAGAACGGTACAGCACACATATTCATACACAAGCACAGGACACCTCCCGCGGACCCACAGGGGGCCTCTTGTCCGGTGTCCTGTGGGTGGGTGGGTTTGTGGGTGGGAACCCTCACCAACAGGAACGGACAGAAACCAGTTGCCCAGCCTAACCAGAGCAGCGAACGCAGCCTATTCTGACCGAGGGAATACAAGTGAACTTGATTCAAAGCGACGGTATCCACGCCGATCACCACCGCAGCAGACGAAAAGCGACAAGTAGACTTTACTCAGCAGGACCACGCGCATTCAGCTCTTCGAGCAGCTCCGACCAACTCATATCTTCAGCGAACAGACCAGCTCGCAGGTTCCACGACCACGGCGCAGAATCATCAGGATCATACGCCGACTGTGTTTCCTCGAGCGCAGTCAACTCACCACTGAAAAGGCGATCTTCAGGGAACGACTCATCTTCATTCCACGATCCGAAGAACTCAGCAACCTCAGGCTCGCTCTTAAAGAAAGGCAACGTAGCCAATCGCTTGAACTCAGGATGTAAATCCTTCCCAGTGTGACAGATAGTCCCGCAGGCAAACACGTTCAGTTTCGCAAAGCGTTTTGCTAACGGAGTGAACTGCACAGCAACTTCACGCCGATTAGTCCGAGCATCGAAGTGCGTGCTGCCCTCATCGATCAGCACGAACTTCTGAATTGACCTGTCCTCGAGCAGCGCCACGGCCAGCTCGTGCGCAGAGGTAACACGACGATCAACGCAGCCAGCAGAGAAATTCGCAATCACTTCGAGATCATCAAGCGCAGCGCCCGCGATCTCGCAAAGCAGCAGCATCGTATTTGTTTTGCCAGTATTCGGATTACCAGCAGCAGCGATAAACGCAGGTGCATTATTATTTTCAAGCTCATCCATCAGCATCATCGGCAATCGCATAGCAGACGCGTCAAGCTCTTGTTCAGTAACGCCGACCAAGTGACTCATCAAATTCGCATTCCCTTCGGCAATAGCTTCAGACGCAACGTCAGTATCTAACGTTTTTCGAACTTCAGACCCGAGCGCAGTATCAGCGAACGTCGCCGGACCAGAATCAGCATCAGCAATCGCATTCTCGACGAAAGACAGCGAAGAACGATTGTCAGCATCATCGAACATACCAGCGTGATCGAGCAGATCAGGACCACCATCAAGACGACCGGCAATCTGCTCACGCAGTTTAGCAGCAGTCAGCAGGTGCTCATCAATATTCGACTCACCGTCACTCATCTTGCATCACCAGCCAGACGACGCAGCCAACGATCAGCAGCGCAGGACCGATGTATTGAATCAACTCAATCATCACCAGTCACCTCTTCAGGACCACTCGGATCAGCAGCAGGATCAGGACGATCACCACTGCCGCGCTCTTCCTGGTGCTCGCCAGATTCATCGAGATCCGCAGCGAACTCATCATCTTGCAGCTCGCCCAGCTCATCCTGAAGATCATACTGCTCGAGCGCAGCATCAACCTCTTCGGCCAGCGACTCACCGTGATCAGGCAGCGTGCCCTCTTCGAACGTACGCACGACGGACATCACACAGGACCGAGCAGCAGACCGAATAATCGTAAACGCCTGTGTTTCGATAGTGAAACCCCGCTGGGCTTTCTCTTCGAGGCTACCACGACACTCTTCAACTTTCGACAGCGCACGCAGCAGATCATCATCAGACAACGTGCCGCGCCACGTACCTTCAACAGTCATCTCTTCTAACTGCATGTTCTTGCCAACCTTGAGGAACGGGGTTAAATCAGTCAGCTCATACGACCGAGACGGATTACCGTTAGGACCAGTTACCGACAGCTCCCGAAAGTCATCAGACGGAAACCGGAACAGTGCACCATCAAGCACACGAGCATCTAGATCAACAAGCCAGACGAAATCAGGATCAGGCATCAGCGAAGTCACGTAATCGCCAGCGATGAACCCATACGGAACGAGCAGACCACCAGCGACAAGCGCAATCTTCGCACGACGCGGAACGCTCACGTCATACCCGAGCAGCACGATCAGACCGGACCCGATCAAGACGACAGCAACAATCGAAAGGAACCGTGCTCGCAAAAAATCAACTGTCGCAGCGACAGCAGTGCGATCAGCAGCACGCGGATCGCCTCGAGGCTCATTCATGCTACCCGCTCCGGATCAACCGTACGGCCAGCCATATAGCGAATCACTTTCACGACGACCACGATCACCACAGACGTAGCGCCAGCCAGTGCCGACACTGTAGCGTCACCAGACGACCACGGACCACCGATCAGCGAACTCTGCTTTTCCAACGGAACAGCGAACAGGTTTTGTCCGGTATCAACCGAGACGCCAGCGAAACCATCAACCATCGTAATAGGCATGCGAACGGTATTTCGCTCATCTTCACGCAGTGTCGCAGTGCGCCGCGGAACGTCACCACCAGCGATAAACGCACCAGCATCAGTCAACGTCACTCGCTTAGTGAAGTCACTCCGAAGCACCAGCACAGCCTCATCACCTTCGAGACGAGCTGAACACAACACAGTGTTATTATCAATCGCCCGAGGCTCAGCACATTGATCATCATCAAGACGATCAACAAGCGCAGTAGCCTCAGACTCAGCATCATCTTCAGCATCAGGTGTCTCAGTTACCTCAGGTGCATCAGTTACCTCAGGTGCATCAGTTACCTCAGGTGCCTCAGTTACCTCAGGTGCCTCAGTTACCTCAGGTGCCTCAGTTACCTCAGGTGCCTCAGTCTCATTCTCTTGTGCAGCGACAGGGGCAACGCCGCCGATCAGCAGCGATACAACTAACGCGCCAGTGAGTATTTTAAAAAATTGCATTTTGGATACCTCTATTTACCGAACAGGTACGCAGCAGCGCCAGCCGCGATCAGTACCACACCCTCACCGGGTATGCCACCGAGCGACAGACCGGACAAGTCGAACCCGCCGCCGCCGGATTGAGACTCTTCTTGCAGCTCGAGCTGTGTTTGGCGAATCTGATCAAGCTCTTCTTGCAGTTTCGACACATCAGACGTTTGGGTATTTCTCGATGTGGTTTTGAACGACTGTTGCGACTCGCCATCAACCGTTATCTCAGTGATCGTAAACGGCTGTTCAACTGCAACGAAATCGGAGTATTCCGTTGTAGTTGTCTCACCGTCGTACGTATCCTGTTGCGTACTGTTCAGCACGTTACCATCAGCATCAGTCGTTTCACTGTACTCAAACGCTATATACAGCGGATCATCCCACGTCGTCGGGTCGTACGTCGTACCTTTCTGAAACCCAACCTCATTACCACTGCCATCAGTAATCTTCTTATTCGTGAACACATCGGCCCACACATCGACGCCATCACTTTCCAGCGTCATGTACACCGACTGCTCAGCATTCGTCGGGATGCCAAGCATCGCAGCATGAGCGGACGCACCCTGCATACCGTCGTAATTCGTACGCAGCTCAGTCGCCGCCGTGATCGGATCAACAATATCCTCAGTCGGAATATCACCAGCACTGTACTGACTGTACACATCAGACACAAAGGTACTCAAATCATTAAGCACCTTATCGCGCTCAGTCACCACAGCATCAAACGCATTCCCCATCGGAACCGTTTGGAAATATTGGTACTCATCGGAGTAGTCAGCGTATGCTCCGCTACTAAGTGAGAACGAATCAACCTCGAAGTCAGCGGCCCCTGTGGCAGTTGTAAGACTAATTCCTGATTCGTACGTGCTGCCGTCTTGCGACGTGTTGAAAATAAGGTATTTCTCAGTCGCATCAGTCCCATCAACCAGAGACAGAGACCTCTGGTTTACAGTCATATTCGACGGGCTATCATCACCATTCTCAGATGCAAACACAGTACCAACTGTAAGATTACTATGGTTAGCAACCTGATCGACATGGTGTTTCACCTGTTCCAGCTGGGTATTGTAATGAGTCAGAATGTTCTGCTGAATAGCAGCGAAATACTCATTTATCGATGACTGCATGGCGGTAGTCGCAGCAGACTCACCATTGCCAGCATTCATTTCCTTTATGATAGCCGCTTTACCCTTAGCCAAACCGGCGTTTTGACTGTTAGCGATGTTGTTCTGTATAGACGCCATCACCTTCTCATCAGCCACTTTCATCGACGTAGCACCCTCTTGGATTGCAGACTTAAGGGCATCTGATCCAGTGTAGCCGCTGTAATCGCGGGAGTCCCCGAGATATTTGTCCTCGAGGTAGCTACCACCGACGTAACCAACGCCAGCAGCACCGGCCAGAGCGACACCGGCCAGTGCGAGCGGAACGACAGCATCAGCCTCACCAACGGGATCGAGCGCAGTACCATCAGTGTACTTCACACCAGCAGCAGCGCCAGCAGTCACACCAACGGTTTGTAGGAACGTACGTCGTCCCATCCGTGGCGAACTGTCCGAGCTGCTCGCTTCAGTGTCGCTCATCGAACCGCGACACCCCAGCTCACTACCGTCACGAGGAAGGCGATCTGCATACCGAGCGGATCACCAAGACCGATCAGGAAATCACTCACTTCAGTCGTGTACTGCTCACCGAGGATCAGCAGCGGACCAGCCGCGATCATCACTTTTTCCCAGTCCTCGTACCGGTCAAACGACCGAGTTTCAGACGAGGCGAACGCAGCGAGGAACGTACCCATCGACGCGACAACGGCATGCTGCCCGGTCAACGTGTACGAACTCAGCCACGTTATAGTCACATCGGAGATACCACCGAATTGATACAGACCACCGATCACGAACACGACCGACAGCATGGCCGGCAGCGTACGGAGATTAGCGTAATCACCGAGCATACCGGACGCCTTGTTACTGTAGCTCATCAATTACCACCACCGAAACGGACTTCTTTGGGATTGTACGTGATCTCTTCGCCGTCGTCGTTTTTGAACGACTCTTCAGCTTCGGACGCACGAATAGCCATCACGGACCCTTCAACCAGCGCAGCGAACATCTTACGACGCTCACTGTAATTCAGCGAATACGGACGCTCTTTTTCGCCCAGCTCAACAACGCCGTAATCACCAGCATCAGGGTCGAAGGACTTGATTTCCTCAATCACCTCCTCACCGGCATCCGGGTTTATCCACCCGCTGCCGGAATCCTCGATCTCCACGTCGTCGAAGTCATCGAACGATACTTCACCGCTACTGTCATCAGCTCGTGACATGCGATTAGGTATCAGCAGGCTACTACCTTATAAGCGATAGCCCCCGGGGTAACGAACCGGGTAAGTGTACCTTACCGCGGGCATCTAGCGAAACAGACAGTTATAGCAGATCAGCGACAGTAGACCGAGCAGACGGAGGTAGCCGGAATTGACCAAGCAATTCAGCAATAGACCGGACATTATTGTTTTCAACATATTCACGGACCCGATCAACGACCGACTCAGGGACGCTCGCAGTATCACCATCATCAGCACGGTCGCGCTCTTCCTGGTGCTCGCCAGATTCAACGAGCAACCGATCAGGAACAACACTAAGGAACTCATCACGAGACAACGTAGTTTCTCGAGCAGGACTGTCAGTCGCAGGCAACCAAGCAACGTGCACATCACCGTCACAGCAGCCATGCTCAGCATAGCGCGAGACAGTGCGGAACGTCATTTTACAGGACTGACAGACCATCTCGCCAGCCACATCAGTAGCCATCGCAGCGACACGGACAGGAGCAGACGGCAAGTCGAGATCAATAGTCTCAACTCCACCACCAGTCGCAGCCATGCGCTCATCATCACGGATCACTTCTTTCGCAGACCACGACGGGGGCCGGGTATAGCGAACGGACACAGAATCAGGAACTTCAGGGGCAACAGCAGAATCAGGTATCGGAACGTCACCGCTCACAGTATGATCAGGAGACTCAGTTTCCGTCGCGCAAAGCGGACAGGTATCAGGCTCAGCGTGATCACACTCACGCGGTATAGTCTCACCACCGACAGACGCAGCTCTTCGAGCTGACGGCCAGCGATCACGCAGCATCTCTTCGCGCTCTTGTTCAGGTGACGAATCAGTACCGCCACCATCAGCAGCAACACGCGGATCATCACCAGCTCGCGCAGGAGATGACTGGTCAATTCCCCACTGGGAACCGCAGGCAGTACACACGACATTGAAACCACGATCATCACACCGCGAACAGCCAGCAGCACCCGGAGAATCAACACAGCGACAATCTTCACAGTGCGTCATCTCACCGTGCTCAAGCGACTGATCACCATCAACGTGTTTGTGTTTACACCGATCAGCCTCAATCGCACGGTTAGCAGACACGCTCTTGATTCCTTTTTGCGTATTGGACGCCCACATGGTAGCCGCCCACATCAGATAAGGCACCGAACGCTCAAGCAAGTCCTTCGAATCATTAGCGAGATATGCAGCAGCATACGAAGCAACGGACTGCTCAATCTCATCATCAACGTTTTTCACAACGACAGTATCCACGTCACCACCCTTCCAGTCAGACGCCGGTTTGTCGAGATCATGTGCATCAGCACCAGCACCATCACACAGCTCTACGTGTTTCTCGATCACCGTGCGAAACGTCGCCGCGCTCGCCTCGAGGCTAGTCGCGTCACCATCGAATATAATCACGTCGTGCGCGTGATGATACCCGAGGTTTCCGTACCCGCCGACTTGCCGACGCTTTCCGGTATGTGGCTCACCTTGAGTCCACCGGACCCACTGCTCAGACTCTAAACCAAGTTTCTCATCCATCACGTAGCGCAGCGAACGACCAGCACCATCATTACCGTGCTCGCCTGTCCAACTTTCCGCGATCTCCCGAGCGTGATCAACTGGGGGCCGACCGTCACCAGCAGCAGTGCGCCCAGTCAGGACCACAACAGGATCATCAAACTCACCAGCGACACGCTCAGTCTCGTGCTCATCCTGCTCTTTACACCACCGGGTATCACACACGTCACAGGTTCGATACCCGCACGTTTCGCGCTCTAAAGCCTTCAGCCGCGCTCGCTCTTTATCCTGATACGCAGCCATCCAACTGTTATCAAGCGGAACATCAAGCAACTTATTTTCAGGATCAGACCGCATACCATACTCGAGACGCAGCGTGCTCCGAAGGTAATCAGCGTGCCAGTGCAACATATCAGCGACCACTTCATACAGTTTTTTGGAGAACACATTTACGCGCTCTTCGCGCTTTTCTGTCGAGCCAGACGAATCTTCAACAGTGTACTCCCGATACTCTTCATTACAACAGTCGCGCCGCAGCGTGCGACCGTGCAGCTCAGACATGGACAAGTGCGCACGCTCACCCATCTCACTCACGAACTCACGGACACGCTCAGACGGATCAGGCAGCTCATCTAAATCGGGCCTTTCGTCAGGGACCGATTCGACAGGTACAGACCCGGAACTGTCCAGCGCGGAGTAAGACTGTGGTGGCCGAGAGTCCGCCCCGCCAGGGGCAGGTTCAGAACTCAT